AGACAAAATAGATTATATATTGACACTGATTACTCTAGTGTGAAAGAAGATGATTATCTTATTATAGAATGTTATAGGGTATTAGATCCTGAGGAGTTTCGTAATGTATATGAGGATAGATGGGTCAGAAAATACCTGACTGCAAAATTGAAAAAGCAGTGGGGGCAAAACCTAATTAAATATCAAGGTGTAAAACTGCCAGGTGGTGTAGAACTAAATGGTAGACAGATCTATGAAGATGGTGTTGCTGAAATTAAAGAATTAGAAGACAGAATGTCACAAGAATATGAATTACCCGTCCTTGATATGATCGGCTAATGTCAATTACACACGCTAGAACAGTTTCTGAATTACTAGTATTGAATGATGGAACTGATATGGTTTCGGAAGTTATTATTGAAACTACTTCTATGGATAATGATCTAACTTCAGTAACATCCCCAGATCGTTTTGAGTTAGATACTAGTGGTGGAACATCTGCCACTGGATTTATATCCTATGCAGATCTTACTGAAGAGACTGTTCTTGGTTGGTTATCATCACAAATAGATGCAAGTAACATAGAAAAAATCCATGAGAGTCAGATTGCAGAACTCAAGAAATCTGCAGTATCATCTAATAAGACACTACCATTTTAGATCATGGCATTAAATCCCTTCTTTTTACAAGGTAGTAAGAGTGAACAGAACCTAGTACAGGATCTGATCAACGAGACTATATCGATGCATGGCATAGAGTTCATCTATATGCCACGCATCTTTGTGAATACTAAGACTGTATTACGTGAAGTAACTACATCAAAATTTGATAGAGCATTCCCAATAGAAGGATATATTGAATCATACGAAGGTTTTGATTCTGGATATAATCTTCTTACTAAGTTTGGTGTGAGATCAACTGCTGAGATGAAGGTATTGATATCTCAGGTAAGATATTCAGAATATATTCAACCATTACTAACAGGTGTAACTGGATTATCTAAAGACCCAACAAGACCATTAGAAGGAGATCTGGTTTACTTCCCATTGAGAGATATATTATTTGAGATCAAGTATGTAGATGATGTTCATAACTTCTATCAATTACAAGAGAACTATACATATCAACTCACATTAGAACCATTCGAGTATGAGGACGAAGAGATCAATACAGGTGTTGACGTTGTTGACGATGATTTTGAGACTGCTGGATATAATGTAACTATGAAATTGGTTGCTGCAGGTTCAACTGCAACTGCTGTAACCAGTCTAGAAAGTGGTGCTATCTTCAAGATAGATATGATAACTGGTGGTAGTGGATATACTAATGCACCAAGAGTTCAAATTTCTCCACCTATAGGTGCTGGTAGAACTGCTACTGCAGTTGCAATAACAAGTACTACTGGTACTAGAAACTTCCAGTCACTGCTGGTTGATTATGTTGAGATAACTGATCCTGGTGCTGGATATACTTCCACACCAACTGTACAGTTCCTTCCAGATGACGGACAAGGTGGTGGTGCAACTGCAACTGCTGGTATTGGAACTATTGGATCTGTTGGTATTGTAACTCTAACTTCTGGAGGTCAACAATACTCAATTCCTCCTACAGTTACATTTACTGCTGCACCTGCTGGTGGTCAAACTGCTATCGCTACTGCATTCATCAATACAACAACTAAGATTGTATCTGATATACAAGTTACAAACAGTGGTTACGGATATACTGTTGCACCTACAATTACAATCGGTGCTGCATCTACAACAGGATCTGGTACATTCCTCTATGGAGAGATGATTACTGGTGCATCTTCACTAACAACTGCATTCGTAACCAAATGGAATAAACCAGATGGAATACTTTTGGCAAGAAATCTTTCAGACAACTTTGCTGTTGGTGAAACTATCTACACAAATAAAGGTGCAGCCTACATTCTAAATAGCATTGATTACGATGATGATGACGTGGTAAACACAGGTGATGAAATCGAAGTGTACGCAGATACATCTATTCTAGATTTCACAGAAAAAAATCCATTTGGTGAGGTATAATGTTAGGCAACTTTTTTTACAATGAGACTATACGTAAGTCAGTGATTGCCTTTGGTACACTGTTCAATAATATTCGTATTAAAAAATTTGCCAGTGATGGTAAGTCTATTAGTCAAATAAAAGTTCCTATTGCATATGGTCCTATGCAAAGGTTCTTAGCAAGAATAGAGCAACAACAGAATTTTGATGATAATGTAGCATTGACTCTACCTAGGTTATCATTTGAGATGACATCCTTTACATATGATACTACAAGGAAAGCATCTCCTATAACCAAGTTTACAATGAAGAGTCCTAGCTCTAAAACTAAGGTCAAGAAGATGTATCTTCCTGTTCCTTATGATATAGGATTTAGACTTAGTTTTGCTACTAAGTTACAAGATGATTCTCTACAAATCATAGAGCAGATATTACCATTCTTTCAACCATCGTATGCTGTTACGATCAATATGTTGGAAGGTGTAGAAGAGAAAAGAGATATACCATTTACTCTAAGAAACGTATCCTTTACTGATGAGTATGAAGGAGATTTTTCTAACAGAAGATTTATTCAGTATGACTTAGATTTTGTATGTAAGACATACTTCTATCAAGAGGTTCCAACAGACGAGAACGGAATTATCAAGAAGGTTCAAGTGGATTACTCTACTGCTGTCAGAGCACCAAGAGCACAAAGATATACTGTTACTCCACAGGCTACCAAAGATTATAATGACGATGTTGCTTCTACTCTAACTGCAAATGTAGATAAGAGGAAGACTCTAATTAGATTGAGTAATATGGGTAGTATCAATACAAGGACTTATATTCAAATCAATGAAGAAGTCATGTATATTAGGGAGATTGATGGTAACAATGTGGTGGTACATAGAGGTCAATTTGGTAGCACCATTAGTGAGCACTACACTGGTGATGTTATAAATCAAGTTGATGCTGCTGATAGTGCAGAAATTGAAGTTGGTGATGACTTTGGATTTAGTGAAGTCAAATCATTCTTCGGTAATGATGGTATGCAGTATAGCACTGTAGCTGGAACTGATGTTGAGGTTCAGTAATGAATGAGTACGATCCTATAGATAAGGCACTTGATGTCAAATCTGAAATTGTTAGGGAGAAAAGAAAGATCTCTAAGAGAGTATCTGAACAGGATGATCCTACAAAAGATTACGAGTATAGTAGAGGGCAACTCTATAACCTTGTAGAGAAAGGACAGGAAGCTGTCAATGGTATATTGGATGTATGTCAAGACTCACAGCATCCAAGGGCATATGAAGTCGCTGGTCAACTTATCAAGCATGTTGCAGATACTACAGACAAGTTGATTGATCTTCAGAAGAAGATGAAAGATCTAGATGAAGATAAAGGTGGACCTAAGAATGTCACTAACAACTCTCTGTTTGTAGGTAGCACAGCTGACCTTCAAAAAATGTTAAAGGAGATGGGTAAGAAAGCTAAATAATCTTATGGAAAATTCTACTCTGCAAAAAGAAGATGTCGGTGGCATCATCCAACAAGGTGTCAGTAGTTATCTAAATCAAAATAAGAATATTAGTGTCAAAGATCTTCTTACTAAGAAGAGTAGGGAGACTGCTGGAAATCAATTGAAGACTACTTTAAGAAAAACTGCACTTGATACTGGACAGAATGTAATAAATCATTTGCGAAAAGAAGAAGTTTCCAGAAGAAAGAAACCATCTAATGTCAGAAAAGCAAAAAGATTAGAGTATGCTTTATTGACTTTAAAGCAAAAGAAAGATGATGCGAAAAAGGCAGGTGCTCTCAAAGAAGGAGATGCCCGTGCTAATAAACTTGCAGATGCTGTAAGAAGTGGTATCACAACGGGAACTATATCATCTACATCAAAGGTAAAAAAACTTGATAAAATAATTACCAAGATTAGAGGTATAAAGGAACAAGTCAGTAAGATGAAACCATCTGACTATAAAACACCTGGTAGAACCCATGATATAAAAGCAAAAGAAGTAAAGGATAATGAATTAGCAACTCGTGAACCTGACAAAGGTTCTGCTCTTGCAACTCAGGGTAAGAGAGATAATGAAGTGAAGGATGAAAGAAAACCTAAACCTTATAGAAACAAAAAGGGAAAAGGAATCAAAGGTCCTAGTAAAGATGCTATCAACAAGACTGTTAGTAAAGTAGGCAGTGCTGCAAAGAAAGGTCTAAGTGCTTTTACTTCAGGGTATGATAATCAAGAAGTAAAAGAATCACAAAAAATAATAACTGATAAAGAAACTGGACATAAGACAGCAGTTGCAATTCCAGTTATGAGGTCTAAAACATCTAGTGAGGTTCAGAAAGATATTGAAAATGCAACCAAACAAGTCAATAAATACATACCTTCAACTAATACTAGTACAAAGATAAGAACAAAAGGTACTTCTACAACAGGAATTACTGGTAATGCATTTAATTCAAATGCTATAAATTCTAAATCTTTTGAATCATTTACAGAGGCTGCTGCTACGGCTGTTCTTACTTCTCCTATCTGGGCACCAAAAGTTGCTGGAGCAGTTATGACAGCAGTTGGTGCTGGTGGAATGATATACAATATGACTAAGAAGGGTACGAAGAGGGAGGATGAGTTTTCTACAGCACCAAGAAATGTAAGTGCAAGACAAAAAAGAAATAGAAGGAAAGGTGATGAGGGTGAGGCTAGAGCAAATGATCAAAGAGGATCTTATGATAAATCTATTCAACCAGGTGATAACCCCGAAGCAAGAGCAAATATTAGAGACATCCTTAAAAAATTAAATCAGAAGAATAACAAGCTATATAATGATTACCATAATCCCAAACCTCCTGGTTAATAATGCCTACAGCAAGTGACATCTATCTTGGTAATCCGAATCTAAAGAAGGCTAATACAACACAAGAATTCACTAAGGAACATGTACAAGAGTTCCTAAAGTGTAAGGACGATCCAGTTTATTTCACACACAATCATATCAAGATTGTGAACGTGGATGAGGGTTTGGTCAACTTTGAAATGTATCCTTTTCAGGAGAAGTTGATTTCAAACTTTCATAAACACAGATTCAATATCTGTAAAATGCCCCGTCAGACTGGTAAGTCTACAACCGTAGTATCTTACTTACTCCATTACGCAATATTCAACGATAACGTCAATATTGGAATCCTCGCAAACAAAGCAGCGACTGCTAGAGATCTACTCGGCAGATTACAGCTGGCGTATGAAAACTTGCCGAGGTGGATGCAACAAGGAATTGTCGCTTGGAACAAAGGATCAATGGAACTGGAAAACGGTTCCAAGATCATAGCAGCATCTACATCAGCATCAGCAGTTCGAGGTATGTCTTTCAATATCATCTTCCTTGATGAGTTCGCATTCGTGCAGAACCACTTGGCGGATGATTTCTTTGCGTCTGTTTATCCTACTATATCATCTGGTAAATCTACTAAGGTTATAATAGTATCAACGCCTCATGGTATGAACCACTTCTATCGAATGTGGCATGATGCTGAACGGGGGCAGAATGAGTATACTCCAACAGAAGTTCACTGGTCTGAAGTACCAGGCCGAGATGCTAAATGGAAATCACAGACTATTAGAAACACTAGTAAACAACAGTTTGCTATTGAGTTTGAGTGTGAGTTCTTAGGATCTGTTGATACATTGATATCAGCAGCTAAGTTGAAAGCAATGGTATTTGAGAATCCTATAGAACAGAATGGTAAACTATCTGTATATGAGAGACCATTCAAAGGTAGAGATTATATTGTAACTGTTGATGTAGCAAGAGGTATATCAAAGGATTATAGTGCTTTTATAGTTGCTGATATTACAGAGTTTCCATATAAGATTGTGGCAACGTATAGAGATAATGAGATCAAACCTATGCTATTTCCTTCTATCATACATGACGTAGCAACATCATATAACAATGCTTATGTTCTATGTGAAGTAAATGATATTGGAGATCAGGTGGCATCTATATTGTTCTATGATCTTGAGTATGAGAACTTACTCATGGTTGCTATGCGTGGTAGGGCAGGGCAGATAGTTGGTTCTGGATTCTCTGGAGTGAAAACCCAACTAGGTGTCAAAATGAGTCAGGTTACTAAGAAACTTGGTTGCTCTAACCTAAAGACATTAGTGGAGGAAGATAAACTTACATTCATGGATTACAATATTATATCTGAGTTGACCACATTCATACAGAAGAAACAATCATTTGAGGCAGAGGAAGGGTGTAATGATGACCTTGCTATGTGTCTTGTCATATTTGCATGGTTGGTAGCACAAGACTACTTCAAGGAGATGACTGACCAAGATGTCAGGAAACGTATCTATGAAGAACAAAAGAATGCTATAGAACAAGATATGGCACCATTTGGATTTGTTATGGATGGATTAGAAGATGATTTAGATCTTGTTACTAGTGATGGTGAGAATTGGAAGAAGGCAGATGAGTATGGAGATCGTTCATACATGTGGGAGTATAATTAATGATTGAACCTAAGTGTCTGGTTGGAGAAGGATCATTAGCTTTCTCTGCTACTGGTCACTTGCTTCCATGTTGTTGGTATGATAACCATAAGAAGAAATTTATACCACAACTCATACAAGATAAGTTTATAGGACAACCAATAGATAAGATATTGGAGTCTGAAGAATGGACAGAGTTCATCAGTAAACTGGAGAACGAACCTGAATTACTTCCTCATGGTGCATTTGAAAATTGTTATAGGTATTGTAAATGCGAAAGTTCCGCACCGTAAATGTTGATTTAGGAAACGTATGTAGTTTACAATGCCCTGCATGTGCTAGGACAATGTTTCGTGATGGTAGAAATGGATATGAGAAAGGTAAAATACCAGGCAGACCATTACCATTATCAGAGATAGAATCAATAACTGATTACTTTGAGGTAATTACTTTTTGTGGTCAGAACTCTGATCCACAGTTTCATCCTGACTTTCATAAGATACTGAAGATATGTACACGGAAAAATAGAACAGTTAGAGTTCATGTTGCTGCTACAGGTAAGCCAAAAAGCTGGTGGATTCAGGCATTCATGCTCTCTATGAAACATGATGTCACATGGATTTTTGGTATAGATGGGTTACCAAAAGATAGTCATAAGTATAGGATCAATCAAGATGGTGAGTTCTTATATGAGATGATGTTGAGATGTGCTAAGTATAAAGTCAAAACTGTTTGGTCTTATATTATTTTCAATTATAATGAGAACAATATACAAGAGTGCAGAGATATGGCAAACAAATATGGTATTGAATTTGAACTTGTAAATTCATGTAGGTGGTATAACGAGACAATGAAATCATACAAACCTAGCAATAATTTTATAGAACTATCTAATGACTTCAAGCAACAAAGTGTTCGTAACAGTGAAAAAACCTAAATAATTTCAGTCAAAATCTAGGGAACAGCAGGGAGTTAGAATGGCACTTCGATTAGCATCTCCAGGTATTTCAGTAAGAGAGGTCGATCTTACTCGTGGTGGCGTAGACTTTACGCTCAACGTCGTGGGTGGTATTGCTGCTCCATTTAAGAAAGGACCAGTAAATGAGATTACCAGAATTAATAATGAAAAAGAATTAGTTGAGGTATTTGGAACACCAGGCGTAGGAACAACAGACTATCATTATGAGACTTGGTATGCAGCTTCAAACTTCTTATCCTATGGTGGTAAGTTGGATGTAGTTCGTAGTGCTGGTGGTGAACTGAACACTGCAAACGCAGGTGTTGCGTCTGGAAGCATCACACTTCTTTTAGAGGGATACGAGGATTACGTAAACAACCAAGCAGATGATACAACTTGGTTATTTGCAGCAAAGAACCCAGGTAACTGGGCAGAAAATATAAAGGTCGCTGTTATTGATAACGTAGCAGACCAAACAATTACACCTACCTTTCAAACAGGTACACTAGCAGCCAATGTAACAGTTGGATATGGTGTTACTCAACATCTAACAGGAACAACTGTTGGTGTTGGTACAACTGCAGCAGCAACAGGTATCCTAAAGGGTATCGTTACTGCAAAAACTTCAACATCATTTGATGTTAGAGTTGTAAGTACTGTTATAGGTGGAACAGAAACATTAGTAGATTATCAACAGAACTCACAGTTTGAGTTCAAGACTGATACAAGAATAAACATTGTCAATGGCAGTGGAAATACTACTGCATTTGGATCAACCTCTACATCAGTAGATTGGTACAATCAACAAAACATTCTAACGAGTGTTGCTGATGGTGGAACAGACTTTACTACTCTCTCATGGAGAGCAGTACTGAACAAACCAAGAACAAGTAACTTTGTTACTAAAAGAGATGGTTCAAACGACGCTCTTCACGTTGTTGTTATCGATGCTGGTGGTGGAGTGTCAGGAGATGTAGGATCAGTTTTGGAGAAGTTCCCGAACTTATCTAAAGCAAAAGATGCTACAACTGCAGGTAACGCTAAGATTTATTGGAAGGATTACCTTGCTGATAACTCACAGTATATCTTCGGTGGACATCAACTAACTTATGGAACCAATGCCACATGGGGCACATCTCCAATAAAATCTGGATTTACCTCAGGTTTCACTGGTGTATCAAATAACGCTGGTGCATGGGGTCAAGAAGCGAAGAACATCAAGTTCAGTTCTATCGGTAATGTCAAGTACGATCTAACAGGTGGTAAAGATTATACAGGTGTAGGACTTTACAATGCTCCGTTGGGAGATATCCTAACTGCATACGATAAGTTTGCTGATCCAGTAGACAGTGACATTAGATTCTTACTTCAAGGTGGTGCTTCACTTACTAAAGAAGAAGAGCAAGCAAAGGCAAATAAACTAATACAATTAGCAGAGGGTAGAAAGGATACGGTTGCAGTTATATCTCCTAACAGAGGATCAGTTGTAAACGTAGCAAGTTCTGCAGATCAACTGAAGAATGTACTTGGATTCTTTGCACCACTAACTTCATCATCATACGTTGTATTCGATTCTGGTTACCAGTACGTATACGATAGATTCAATAAGAAGTTTATTTGGATGCCAGCTTCTGCTGATATAGCAGGTTGTATGGTAAGAACAGACAGGGACTTCTTCCCTTGGTTCTCACCTGCTGGTTTACAAAGAGGTGGATTGAACTTTGCTATCAAACTAGCATTCAATCCTGGTCAGGATGCAAGAGACCAGTTGTATTCTAACAGAATCAACCCAATCACATCCAAACCTGGTGATGGTATTATCCTATTCGGTGATAAGACAGGTCTTTCTTATGAGTCTGCATTTGACAGAATCAACGTAAGAAGATTGTTCATCACTATTGAGCAAGCAATTGAGAACGCTGCTAAGTCAGTACTCTTTGAACTTAACGATGCTGGAACTCGTTCCAACTTCGTAAATATCGTTGAACC